TACCGCCTGTTCCTGTAACAAGTTCGCGCTTTACCGCTTCGATTGTAACGGTTAAGTCCTTACCCTCGTCAAGAGAATACGCTCCGATATAATCGGGATTCTCTAACTTTTTCCAATGGGTTTTTTTACTCTTTTCCATAGTTGATTATTTTAAATATAGTTTCGTATTCTGATTTGTTTAGGTCGCGATCTTCTGAAGCAATGACTTTCATAATATCATTCCACTTTTCGCAGAGTTCCTGAGATACATTTCTACGGTCGATATCCTCGTTTACGCATTCGACAAAACAAGTCGGACACATATCGAATTTTAATATCTTGCCGCTTATTTGTTGCTTTGAGTGGGTAAAATATTGTTCAAGTATATCGGAACATTCAGAGCAATATAGTTGTATTTTTTCGGGTGGGTTTCCGTGTTCTTCGGGCGCGTAGCCTTGGTCTAACATATGGTTTCCGTTCATGGTTTTTTTATTGTAAATTTAATAAAATGACTTTTACCAATCTATGATAAAAGTCATGTTTCGTTAAATATTTTCAATTTGTTTAGCAGCCCACTTTTTGAATGAGTTGAATTTCTCAATAATATCAAGAGTTGTTTTATCTGATTCCAGACCAACAGGAGATACGATGGTAAAAGAATTAACCCATAGGTTAAGTTTTTGTTTTTTGGGCGCTTTTGCGGCTTTGTCGGCTGCAATTTTAGCGGCTTTTTCTTCGGCTTCTTTTAACTCTTTTGCTTTCCTTTCCGCTTCGACTTTGGCTTTTAATTCCGCTTCGAGTTTTGCTTTTGCTTCCTGTTCAGTTTTCAGTCTTGCGTCTGCAAGTTCTTTTTCTTTACGGGCTTTTTCTTCGGCTGCTTTCCTTTCCACTTCGACTTTGGCTCGTTCTTTTTCAAGCTCCTTTTGTTTTGCTTCGGCTTCTTTTTTCAGTTTTTCATTTTCAATCCTGATACGTTCCTGTTCTTCTTTTTCGGCTTTTTCTTTTGCGATTCTTTCAGCTTCGGTTTTATTTGCAGCCTCAATTTTATCATTGTGTTCTTTTTCAAGTCCTGAGATGAAAATATCAAACATTTCATTACTCATATTTTCAAACTCAAAACGGTTTAATTCAGGTTTAAATTTTGCAACCTTTTCAATACGAATTTGAGTTCTTAACTCTTTTTGTTCGGCTTCAAAACGCTCTGCAAATTTCGCTTTGTATTCGGCTTTTTCTTCAATGTGTTTGAATTTTAGCTGCATGATCTGTTTTGATTTCAACCATAATGAGTCTTCGATTTTATCGTTCATCATTCGGGATTGAACCTCTTCACGCTTTGCGTCGAATACTTTTTCAGCAGACAGACGGGCGTTTTTTGCATTTTTACGAGCAGTGTCCGCAAGTCGAATACTCATAACATCATTAATGTCTTTTACTTCGATTGCATCAACTTGACGTTCCCAGTCGGCTGTACCTGAAAAGATTTGGTTTAAAACTGTTTCAACTTCTTTTTGTTTATCAGCCGGAACTTTTACGGCTATTTCCCTGATTTCTTCGGGAAGAATTAATACTAATTGGTTTTCTGACATAATTTTATTTTTTAGTTTATGTAAATTTAATTATTCCATTTTTATCACTACATGACATTAATCATGTGGTTTTATGTTGTTCGGCACGTTGCTCAGCGTTCCAACATTTCCCCACAAACTCAAACGCTTTTAACTTACTCAGTCTTGCGTTTCTGCCTGATTGGGCAATGTTTTCAAGTATTATACTTTCGTTGTCAAGATCAAAACTGAAACATTTTAACCCGTCTTTTTCGAGTTGTTTTGCTTTGTTTTGACAGTCGAAATGGTTCGCAGCATCTACGAGGATTTCGATTTCTTTGATTAGGATTATTTTGTAGATCATTTTTCCCTCCTTTGTCTGATTAATTTAGTGGTTTTCTCGCGCTCTTTTTTGTTGGCGTGTTTTTCTGCTAATCTGTCTAATTTCCATATTACAATCAATAGGAGAGAGAACAGGATTAGAATTGAGGTTATTTTTAGTGCTATCATGATTAATCTTGTTTTAAAATGAATCCGTTATATCCTGAAAATCCGATAAATCCTTTATATTTTTTTGATACGAGTTTCATGTATGTCATATTTACAATCGGTTTAAAATATGGATCATCGTCATCGTCAAATCCAATAAGAGTACCGTATTCTGTTTTTTGTCCATCAAAATAGTAATCTTTACCAATCACTAAATCGTCTTTTGTTTGAGTGAAATTGTTTTTCATAATTTTATGATTTATGCAGTCTGTAAAATACACCCCTCAACAGTCAAGTGAGGGGTGCAAGTCTGCAGAATTTGCGAAACTGCGGGTTAAATAAGATTATTAATAAGGTCTGAACTAAATCTACTATCTAATTCTATATTTTCCCAAATATCATTTTCATTTGATCTGGTTGAAAATAAGTAACTGTTATTATTCATCATTAATGTAAATCTAAAATAATGAGTAATACCTGTGTTTCCTACTACTGTGTAGATTTGTCCTTTTGTGAAGTTTCTTGAAGTTTTCATTTTGCAAATTTTTAAGTTAATAATGAAACAAAGATAAAGCAAGTATCAATTCAAAACTATGACTTTTATCATGTTTTCGGGTTATTTTTGAAAATGTTGCTGATTTGTAACATATGTTACATTTTGGGGTGGCGGTAAACATTTATTATATTCTGAATTACATAATTCCCTAAACTGCTTAGCGTTTTCAAATAAAGATATGTTTTTAATTACTATGTCGCTAAATATTTTAGCATCATTATAATATACTTTCTGACTTACGTGTATTAACTTTTTAATATAAATAATAATATTATATTTATTATCTTTTTTATTAAAATAAATGCAGTTAGAAATTCCGTTATTTTTAATATTAAAGTGATGCCTCATGTTTTCTGCGTGTGTAACCACCTCAAGATTTTCTATATTATTATTGTGTTTGTCTTTATCTTTATGGTTTATTTCTTTTTTATGACCGCATGGAATATGATTTAAAAATGTTATTGCCATTAAAATATGTGTGTTTATTTTATATCTTTTCCCATTATTATTAAAAATAGAACAAGAGTTATATCCTGTTTCATAAGCATATTGTTTTACTATTTTCTTACTCGATAAATGCCGCACATTTCCCTTATTGTTAATTTCGTAATTATTAAAATTAGGAATTTCTAACCAAATTTCGTTTTCCATGACTTAATATTAAAATGCAAAACCCAAGTTTCAATAAGTGTCTGACTTCTTATATCCGCTCGGGTATGCTAATATTTTTAAGCTACAAATGTCAGACAATAGCCAATACAAATATAAAAAAAATCCTTACAAAATGCAAGGATTTTCCTATTAAAACTATTGAAAACTATGAAAAAGCCTTTTAAAAAGATTCGGTTAATTCTTTAATTGCTATTAATACATTCATTGACTTTTCAATGATTAACTTAGCATTTGCACCCTGTACAAATTCGCCAACGTAAACAGATAAGCTGCGCATTTCACCTGTCTTTAAATCTTTGATCTGGTCTGCAATATCTTTCGAATGAGTGACCAGATATGGTATGTTTTTCAGTTTCGGGAGCAAAGTAACGGCTTCAACAAATGAGAATTTACCGTCTGCCATACGTACTTTAATTCCTTTACCAAGTTCAAAACCTGTTTTTACTGCAAGTTTCAGAGTTTCAATTCCGTAAACTCCATTTTCGTTTGTAAGTTCTTTCATATATTTTATTTTTTTAATTCCGGTTTATCTTTTTGTAGGTGCATATAATCATACCCTCTGTATCTGCCTAATGAATACCACCCGTGTTTTTCCATTATTTCAAAATACTTGTCATACTCAGGTTTAGCAAATTGTGAATTAGTTTTATTCATTTTTAACCCATTCTTTGTTGGATTTTTATCAACAGCAGTGCCCCAAGCATGATCAGACCATTTTGGATTATCTGAATTTTCTGTTCCTCTCATGTATCTCGGAACGTACGAGCCTCCAAAAATATGCAGTTCAAGTTCTTTGAATTTTTCTTCACCATAATAGGCAAGTGCTTCCGTTTCTGCATCTATCCATGATTGACCAACATCTTTATGCAAGGTTATGGTTGTACATTTTTGGGTTAAATCCCATGCCAATAAATAAACTATTGGTAAGGGAAACTTTTTCATATTGGCATCCGTTCCCGGCTTACCATATTTTAATATTTTTTCTGCTTCTATCATTACTCAGTAGTTGTTAGGTTTGTATTTTCTGTTTTGTTTTCGGCTCTCAACGCCCGTAAATCATCAACTTTCATGTCAATATTTAAAAGCATTTTGTATATTTTTTCAGTTTTATTGCAAAGGTTTTCATAGTTTAAATCTACCTTAGATTCAAGTCCAACAACATTTTTATCAGTTAAATCTATCCTGTGATTTGTGGCAGTGGTTTGATCTTTTAAAACCTGATAAATTTCCTGTTCATTGGTGTTATCCACTGTTTTATGGTTTTCGATCTTATCACCCCCAAACTGAGTAATGAAATAAGAAATTACCCCGATGGCTAATGTTATCCATGTTCCAGGATGGTTGGCAATGCTTTTTGCCCGTTCTTTTTTTACTGCGTTCATAATTATAAGTTTAATTAGTCCAATTATTATAAAGATCAAAAGCGTCTTTAATTTCTTTATTTAAAGATTCATCTTTAATTGACATTAGAATAATTTTTTGAGAGTGATCCATTTTTTCTAAAATAGTTTCAACATCATTAAGCAACGAGAGGTTTGCACTTCCGTTTAGTACTAATTTTTCAATGTCTTCTTTTAGTTTATTTAAGTCTTTTTTCATATAAATCAAATTTATAGGTTATTCGAAATGATATGTTCTTAACTGTATTTCAGCAGAATAAGTTATTAAATCATTTCCGTTTGTTCTATTTCGTGCCTGAATTACATATTTATCAAGCGGCTGGCAATTTGTATCATAACCCAATATAATCCAGTTTGAATAATTATTTGCACCGCCTGATAACGCCATTCCGTAGGCAATAAATCCGCTCCTTGTATTTACTATCCTTATCCAAATATCATCATTACTGTTTGAAGTTGTGCCATTTACATGAACATAAATAGATAAATGACAATTCAAAGTGCCTTGATACTGCAGAGTATCGCTGGTTAATCGTTCTATTCCATGGCTTTCTTTATCGGTTAATGATGCAAATGAAGTCCATATCCATTGATTAAGTGCTAATTGAGCCGATCCTGTTGTATCGCGAACACTTAAAAAACAATGTGGCATTTCATTAAGGAAATAGCCATCGCTTTGTAAAGTACCGTTAACATGAGTATTTCCTGTTGCACCAATTTGAACAGTATTATTGTTCAAATTCAAATTCTGCGAAAAGCAAACAACCGGAAATAATAATATAATTGTTAATAGTTTCATTTAAAATGGATTATATTGCAATCCCCAACTATACAGTGAGGCAACTGCCCCTGTAAGTTGAGAATTGATAAAACTTAAAATATAGGCATTTGTTTGTGCCGTAAAACTTTCATTAAATGTAATGGTACAAGGCGTTCCGTTTACAACTAAATTAATAGTTTTATTTGATACCGAACAATCCCCCAACCTTACACCCATTTTAGCATTTGGGCAGCCTGTCCATTCCCCTACTTCTAACTTACTAATTAAAGTATCACCTAAATTTTCAGGATTTCTGATCAAATTTGAGCCGGAAACAAAACGAATTGAATCGGTTGCAACAATCATCAATGAGCCGTTAGTTGTGTTAAATAGAGAGAAATTATTAAAGGTATGGGAATTATCGCTTATAACTTGTATTTCTGCAAAATTATAAGGCAATAAAGCGGTATCGCTTTGATAAGCATACCAACTGTAAGTAATAGAATCGAGAGAGCAATTAACCATCGAAACCGTGTCAGATTTAAGAGAATTTAACGACTGCAATGATAATCCAGAGGTTAATGTACTGTTAGCGTTGTAGGCTCTCGGAATGAAAACACAATCGTTAAATGTGATTTTGCTCCGGGTTGAAAAATCTTTATTGGTATGAAAATAAGCATTCCCGTCAAATGTTACATTATCAAAGTTAATCACTCTGCCAGACTTAGTGCCACAGCCATATGAAGATTGATAAATAGTTTTGACCGTTGGCAAGTTATAGTTGTAATAAGTCATACAACCGTTGTGAATTAATTTACAGTCGTTTATATTAACTGTAGTGGTGGTGCTGAAGTCATCGTGAATACAATATTTAATGTTTTCAGCAATAATTGTCAGTCCTGAAACAGCTTGAGTGCCGTAGAAGTCTACAGCAGAATAATTTCCGATCGTATAAGAAGTTGTATCTGGCAATGAGGCATTAATAATTGAAGAGCCAATTCCAGCCCCTTGAATATTTGCGTAATCTTTTGTTTTGAAATATGAGTAAGTAGATCCGTTTAAATTAAATTCATTTGCCTGATCAATTGTGTATGTTCCAGTATCAACCATTATGGTATATACATTTGATGCCGAAGCATCAGTAATACTATCTAATGCCTCTTCAACTGAAGAATAATCACCGTAATAATTTCCTACATAAACAATATTTTTATCATGACTTATATTTGCCGTAACCGTTTTTGATACGTTTGTGACTTTTGCTTTATCAACAATAATTCGCTGTGACAAACAAAATAAAGGCAATAATATGAGTATTAATATTTTCATTTTAAACGAATTATAATGGTGTTATGGCAGTTTGATTTCCGTTGTGAATCTGTAAATTTAATTTATGTACAGGCGTTGTTAAATCGCTGTCCACTGTTATTTTAAATGTCCATACCCCGGCAGCATAAACTAACGCAGGAGTTATGGTATATGTCCCTGATGATTTTGCTTCACTTGAAATACTTACAGGCGCACTGACCGTGACCGTTCCTAAATATTCAACTCCTGAATATTGAATTACTCCACTTACTGTCTGCCTGCCATCGGCGGCTAAGGTGCTGACGGTAAAATGCACATCACAGGCTACTGAATTACCATAGGTTGTTGAATCGCTTGGAAAAGCCATTGAAAAAATACTTGTCAAAGCATTATCTGTAACCGTTTTTGGTGCCAAAATAAGTTGTTTGGTCTTTTGATTTATACCAATAAAAATATTTCCGTTCTCATAGTTATTTATTGAAGCATCGGATGCAGATGTAGAAATTGTCAGTCCATCGGTAGAGCCTGTCCCAGATGATGAATTTTTCATTGTAATAAATTGCAAAGTTGAATTACTTATTGATGTCATGCCGCCTCTATCTGTAATTCCAAATATTTTTGTAGGTGTCGAGTTATACAACTCCATCGCAAATGTAGTGCCATTGGTGTTTTCGGCTTGTCCTTTAATTTCTCCACGCACATAAAGTTCTTTGTTGTCAATTCCTCCCGATCCGTTCGCCTGAGCTTTTATTTTTACAATAGAATCACCATCTATCGCAAAATAATAAGCATGAATTGTATTGTCAGGGCTTGCGGCAGATACCGTCAAGCCTACTAATTTACCGAAATATCCGGCATCAGTTGGCAATTGCATAATACCCATGTCATAGGAGCCAGCATTTACATGGTCGGCAGTTAATGTATCCACATCAACATTTTGCGAAAAAGTAGTAAGTGATCCGCTCGATGGAATTACTACATTTATTTTTGCCGTATCCGTAAAGTCTGCCATGTCGGAAAATGTTGAGTTACCTGTAAAGCTATTGTCTTTTGCAAGATAAGCCAGCTTGGTTGTGTCTGGTTTGTCGAACTTTAAAGCAAACTGAGCCGTTGTGTAAGAATTGGTAAGAGTTGTATCGTGTGGAGTTATAAAAACGCCTGTACTGTCTGAAAAATCTATAAACGTTGTACTTATCCACGAATGAGTTAATGTTGTATCATACGGGGTAATGTATATCCCTGTTGAATCGCCAAATTCTATAAAATTAGCATCAATCCAAGTGTGTGTTTGAGATGTGTCATAAGGTGTTATATAATTTCCTGTTGAGTCCCTAAACATCATAAGATCAGATATTATTACCGTATCTGTTGTGTTTGTAATTGTGTCGCCTGAAACGGTTAATTTTACAATATTGCCATGTCTTGTAACGGAAAGGCTGTCAGTTGTTAGTGTTTCGACAACAGTTACATCTCCACCATTATAATTATCCATGTAAGTAATTGTTGCGCCTGTTAAATTTTCAGTTTGCGCAATTATTTCTTTGTACGAAAAATTATCAATCTTAAACGTCATTGAATCAATCGTAACGTTACTCATGAATGTGCAATTTCTGATAATTCCGTTATAACGTGGATTTATATTAATTAAATCGAATTCAGTTGTATTTACATCGTAAAGAGTCGCATTTGTTTTCGATCCGTCAACATTTGCAATATGGCCTTTAAACTTGCATAATCCCTGAGTTTCAATTAATATAGTCGGGTTTGTACCGGTTGTGAAAATGCCTGATATAAATTTTGCTGAGTTGTAAAATGCTGAATTTATAAATGATAATGACCAAGTACCTGAGTTAGTGAATAGCATATTATTACTTATCTCAATACCTGAAAAACAAATATGAATCAAAGCATCATTATTTCTGGTTCCGTAAATTACACCTGATATTTCGCCTTGATCGCCTTTTTCCGGTCTGTTCCCCGCACCCCCGATAAAGTCTATTTTAGAATAATAATCACCTGTTTGTTGGGTAGTATTAATATCTATGTGGCCTGATATGTTTACACCCGGCATTTCAATTCGTAGATACTTTTCGTTATTGATTACTATACTGTCTGAGTAAGTACCTGGGGCAACTTTTAAAACGTATTTTGATGCGGGATAGTTTCCGGCAAGTGCTTTGGCGGCGGCGTTTGCGTTGATAATTTGCATTGCTTTTTGAATGGTTTTAAACGGATATTGCGCAGATCCATTTCCAACAGCATCGGAGCCGGACACCCCGTCAACATAATAATTATTTGTAGGCGTTATGTTATAAGATGCCTTGCTTAAATCAATTGTATTATTTTGCCCGAACGATATCAGGCATGTAAGAAATATTGGAATAATTAAAAATCGTTTCATTTTTCGAGTTCTTTTATTTTTATTTCAAGTTGTTCAATATAAAGGTAAAGTTTTTCAACCTCCTCAACCAATCCCTCGAGCCGTTTGTTCGTATCCTGAATGGTTGTGAATTTACTGTTTGTTTCGGGCTGTAAACTTCTCAAATGATTTGCAGATTTGATAAACTGTATTTCCTGATTAAACGGGATAAGATTATAATTATCTGAAAAAACATAATCAGCCCAAGCCGCCGCCTTAGTCGTATAAATTGAATCACATTTTACTTTATTCAAAACTAATGTATCAGTTGAGTTTAGATACCATTTTCCGGATGCGTTGGTTATAATTAAGGTATCTGTTTGACTTACAATTTTTAAAGTATCTGAATGTAAAATAGTCCAATCGTTTACATCGATTTTTAATGATGAATTAGCTATTTCAATTACATCAGAGTTGCCTTCAATTACATCTATATTTGCGCTTCCGGCTGCATTACGCATTGAGATAACGGGGTTTTTTTGCATCCGTATTGTTCCTGATGTTGCCGCACTAGTCAGGCCTATTTGTAAAGATGTTCCTGTTATTAAGTCGCCCGTTGATGACAAGGTTAATTGACCGTTGTATATACTTATTAAATTTGCAGCCGTAAGGCTCAATACATTTATGCTTGCTGTTCCTGTTTGATTATACCATGTGATCCAATCTGCATTTGTAAATCTTAATCTGCCTGAATTTGATGGAAAAGCCCCTAATGCTAATGAATGGGTATTTGTTGCCGGGATTAATGTCGCTGAATTTACGGTCCATAATCTTGATGTATCAGTTAATTGTGTCCAGTTGGCTGCATTCCACGCTCCGGCGGCAGATATATTTGTGTGACACCGATACAATGAATTTCCATATAAAATAACAGCAGTATCCGCTTTATATGTCCTTGTGGAATCAAACACCTGAACCCCCATGCTTTCAAAGATCATATTTAACATGGTATTTAGAGTGTTGCCTGTAATCCTTGCGCTTGCGCCCGTGATAATATTTGTGTTTGCGTAACTTGTAAGACTGCTGTATGTCTCTTGTGATTGTACTGAAAAGCAAACTGATACAAGAAATATAATGATTAATCTTTTCATGGCTTCTTTTTTTCAAATTTACGATTTACCGCGTTTTATTTTATGATTGAATTTTTACACGTTATTTAATTATGAATTAAGAACCTTGATACTTCCAAGTTTACGGCTGAAATAAGTTTTTATTGCTTTTAATCTGCCTGTAATTGAATAGTCTGTTTTTACGTACATTTCAGCGTCAATGCTCTCAGGGTTTTCATCAGTACAAACATATTCAAACTCTTTTAAAGGAATGACAGCGCAACCACGCGAAACCCCGTTTATTACAATTGGTGTACTCGGTTTATAATCATCTCCCCAAGTGTTATCAACCGATCCCTGAGAAACAGCCCCATTTGCTTTGTGTTGTCCTGAAAGTCCGGCATATTGGTAGCGAATATAATAATCAGAAATTAAATAGCACGCATCTAATCCGGCAAATGTGGCGTTATAGGTAATACCTAAAGCGTTGTTAACATCAATTCTAATAAAACAACTACCGCCTTTTACCCCTATGTTTTGATCAATTAATAATTCATAAGAATTAAGCCCAGCAACATAAGTTAACTCTTTTTCAAATTCTTGAATTGGTGACGCACTTAGATTAGTCATTACAAAATAAATTCTAAACCTTGATATGTCACCAGAGGCAGTAAATTCAATATGAACTTTATCGCCAATACAACAAAGAGGTGTTCCAGGAAGGTTGCTTAAAAAATTAGTATAAACCTCTCCGTCTGTTGACATTGAATTATCTGAAACAATACTTATATCACCGCTTGAATAAGTCGGTGTGCAATCGGCATATTGTAAAATTCCCGTAACCCAAAAAAGACCTGTATAAACCTCTCCGGATAATAAAAAAAATTGATTATTAGAGTCGGGATATTTATTTTCTTCATTAAAAACTGATAAAACAGAATCGTGTATGTCTGTAAAAAATAGATCATTAACCAACTCTTTATTTTTATATGTGTTTTCGTAAGCGGTAATAATCATGTCAGTACCTAAATGATCAATGTCACGCCCTATATTTTTGCGGACAAATTTATACCACTTCTCATAATCCTGATAACTATATTTATCACTTGATTTGGTTACGTTTATGCCGTGCCGAGTTGTTAAATCATTACCGCTTCCGGCAGATGTATAGGTTAATGAATTGTATCTTACAAGTTTAAAATAATAATCAGAACCGGATAAAACAAGGTCAAAGAAAATGCCGTAATTATCCCGTAAATAATTCATTATTTTTTCAAAAGATAACATTGCTACGGTTGCCGCGTCTGATTTTTCAACCAGTTTTCTATCAACAGAAATTAGCGAAACAGTATATGTAACGGATAAATTGAAGTCAGATATTTGACTTATCAATAAATGAGAATATTGCGCCTGATCGTCAAGTATTTTAAAAGAATTGGTGTCAAATTTTATAGTACTATCAATTTGATTAACAATATTTAAAATAGTTCCGTCAAGCCTTCTTACCCTACTATAATCAACATATCTTAAAATGGTCATATCAAAAGACGTGTAATAATCAAAGTCTTTTAATAAATATGTTTCTGATCCAACCGTATCCCTGATTATTACTGTATATGTAATTCCGCCGCCCCGGTGTTTGGTTCCAACCGGCTCAGTAACTAATGAGCCATGAGTTATAATTTCTGCCGTTGGACTTCCGTAAGGTGTTCCTGAGTGATTCCAATTGATTGCTATTTTATACCATCCCGTAACGGTTGTACTATCAACTATATCCCATGACGAATAACTTGAATAAATATTTGTTTTTATCCATTTTTCACGCCTTGCATATGTTGTTATCCCTGCGGCCGTATGAAATGCCGCTCCATTACTTGATGAATCCCCATCAGTCCATAACGCGCCTTGTTGAAAATTAAGATCAGAATAATCCATGTTTACCCGGCACGTGCGCCCGAAAGTATTTTCAAAAATATTAAACTCCTCAGATTTCTTTTCAATAATATTAATGTATTGATCATCAGTTGATTTTACTGAATATGTACCAAAATTACTATTAATATCCTGCGATGTTTTTAAGTTAAGTTTTCCGGTGCAAATTAAAGTACCTGAGTAATAGCATTGAATTTCTGTAATATCTCTAGCAATTGCTTTAACTATCGTATTTTCTGATCCATAAAAACGAAATGAACCGTCAATTTTAAGCCGTGAGAAAACGTAATCTTTATCAACAGATTTTTCAATACCTCCGTCAGTCAAAGGATTAACGGTTGTCCATGTTGGACTGGCTAAAGTGCCTGTATTTATTTTAAACGTCCAACTCATTCTTTTTCTCTGTAATAAAATTGATTATCCTCAGACGACTCTACCATATAAGTGTCGCCTTTGTAAATATCTGAATAAAACAATATTGGATAAGTAGAAAGGTTTTTATAAATGCCCGAGTACACGACCTTATTATTAACGGTTATTGTGAATGTTGCGTTTAAATTACCCATTGTTTTTATCTCAACATTATAATTTTCAGCTTTATAATTTACTCCTTGATCAATTTCAGTCCACTCAATTACAGGAGGCATTACTTGTTTTTTACATCCGGACAAAGAAATAACTGTAAAAATAATCACAGCCCAAACGATAAAAAGGTAAAGCAATACAAAAAATTTAGTGCAAAATTGTTTAATTTTTTTCATAATTTTAAACATAAGGTGTTATTTCAGTATTCAAATATTTCAACTTAAATTCAACTTTATAAATATCAATACCACCCTCAATGTTTTCGGGAGCGGATACAATCGGCTCTAAATTGGTATAGTTCGTAGAGTTATAATTAAACACAGCCGACCCCAAAGGACTACCTGTATAACATACCGGCAACATTGATAATAACTGATTCTTTAACGATTCCGATAAGTATAATGTTACAAGAACGCTGTTTTGAATTACTATTTTACCCATTATATTAAGTCCAGTCCCTAACTTTTCATCATTAGGATCAGGCGATTCAATACCAAACACGGGCGTTATAATAGAATAATAAGTATATGTAACAGAATTATAAACAACTGTTAATGTGCTTTTTGTTAGCGTTGTAAGTAATGCTAAAACAGAACTTTCAGCATAGTTTGTATAACTTATTGCTGTGGTAAAAATAATATTGCATTGCCATAGATTGGTGTATTCGCTTTCCTCAATTGTTATGCTTAATTCCTCCTGAGATGTATATGTGGTTAATCCATTTATCAACTGTATTGTATCACAAGCATTGCCGTATTTTTGCAAAATATTTTTATCCGTTTCATTGATAAAAAAAGTAACTGAATATTTATTTTTATAAACGGTTTGCAATAATGTCCGCTTTGTTTTGTTGCTTGCGTAAATGTTTTCAGAAGTACTAGACTCTTCGGGGACAAGCTTGGTGTAAAAATTATACTTCCCTTCGCCTCCAGTTACTGAATCAAAATAACTATCAATATACAGACCTCCCGTCAACCTATCTGTATTACATCTTATCCGTAATTGCCACAAATTAGATGATGAAAGGTAGTCAAGTATAGTGGCTTTTTCAAGGTAGTTGCTAACCGGGGCAGTATTGTCTTTATAGTTTGCCTTATTTACATCATAATAAACAACCTCGTATTTGTAATTTTGGGTAATATCAAGTTTTTCCGGCTCCGGTATATCAATAATTACCGCTCTATGGGTGACCCCGTTCATTGCTGTAATATCAACTATTTCGGCTAACTGAAGGTCTGATATTTGAATGTATTCTTTTGCAAAAAGAGTAAGGCGGTATTTATCCCAGTGGGTTGTTTGGATTGCCCTGTTTAAATATGTGTCGTCAATGGTTGTTTTAAATTTCTTTTTTGTTAGATGAATTTCTTTATGATATCCCTCTCTGACTATCCTGTCTTCAAAATATTTTATCTCGTAAAAATCCTTAGTCGGATATTTAGCCGGAATTCTTAATGTCTGTATTTTTACGTAATCTAACATATTCAACTTGCTACAAAATCAATTTCAGTAAAATCGGCAATATCATAATCACCTGTCACGCCATAAGGATATTTATTATAACAATATAAGAACGGTTCTGATTTGAATTCAAATTTAGTGCCTTGCGTAACCTCAATGAAAAACTCATAAACCCCATCGGATAATGTCGGGTGTTCGGTTCCGTCCGCAATAAAATAAAACTGGTGGTAATTTGTTCCCAGAACTAATTTAACAGATGAGGCGGTTAACGCCGTTGTGCTGATAACTGTTTTTTTACCGTTTAAAATCCTTATTTTTTTAATCGTAAAACCTGTTATTGTAGGTGTATTGGCGTTTTTTTGAAGTCCAGCCCCAAAGTAATAAAAACATAAAAGGTAGTTTGACGGACATTTTGGAATACCAAGCAGATAATCCTTGAAGTTTCCATCAAGTTCCCATTGTTGAAGGTCAGAATATGATATGATAGGCAATCCAAACATAATGTCAAATATACAATATTTTTACGATAATCTTATTTTAGTGCCGTCTTTTAAAATAATTAAATTCCCATCATCTGAAATATGAGAAGCATTTTTAAGTATTTTATTTGTCATTCCGATCAGTTCATTTGTTTTTTGCATCTCTGAAAGCATTATCAGCGCATTAGAATCACCTTTTAAAACATCCTTTAAAAGCATGCCTTTTGCAACAACATCGGAAAGGTCTTTATTTTTTACACCCATTTTTAATAAACTCTTATTAGTGTCGGCATCAACTACCCTTTCGCCTTTTGTCAGGTATGCCGGAACGGTATCAATACCATCAGGTGCGCCGTTAAGGTTTACATTTTCCGTACCGTGTGCAAATTTTTGAGCGTTGATCTGTGCTATTCCAGCCATATACCTACCTGTTGCAAGTGCAATTTGAATTGCTGCCCAAATTTGACCGGATATTGGCCCAAGAGCGGTTGAGTTTAAAGCAAGTTTTCCAACTTCAGAAATATAATCAATTGTCAATTCACCTTTTTTCAACATCTGCATATTTTTAGCAGCCTTTTTGCGTTCCTTTAATAGTTCGGCCTGTTGCTGTTTTTCAATAGCAAGTTTCTTTTTTGCTTTTGTAACATCCGAGGCAAGTCCGGCCTCTGCAAGTTCCTCCTCTTTTACCAAACGATCTTCAGCAGCTTTTACAGCGTCATCCTGTGCGGTAATTTCCTCATCAAGGTTTTGCAAACGGATTTCTTGAAAGGTTGTGAGTATGTCGCCAATCTGAGCGAATACATCACGAAAAGCATCATTAAGGCCGTTCAGCATTGCAATCTCTTCCTCGTGTCGTAACCGTCTTTTTTCAGCTAATCTAACCTCTTCCTCATCTCTACGGATTAATTCAGCATCATAATTATCAGTAAACTCAATTTCTGCGTTCATAGCCTCTTCATAATCTAAGGCTGTTTGCACTTTTTTAGCATCAATTCTTTTTCGCTCATCCTCTTCGGCTGTAATTTGTGACTCTGCCTTTAAAAATGCAAGTTCATTTTCTTTTTTAAATGCCTCTTCTTTTGCTTTTAACTCTTCATCTGCGGCTTTTTTAGCATTATCTACAGCTTTCTGATCATCCTCTTTTTTAGCATCAATAGCCGCTTGTTGAACCGCTGAGTTTGTTGCGTAAATACCCGTTCTTTTTTTCTCCGCATCAGTTGCTTTATTTACACTTTCAGCAAGATTGTTGTAAGAATCGGCAAACATTCCGTTACCATCCATCGCAAGTAATTGTTCTCTTGTAACAGACTCTAACATGTCTTTATACATCGCTTGATCCTCGGTCACATTTCGAAGACTTGATGATGTGGAAAGTATTTTCTGAGTTGTATAATCTAAAGCATCGCCAAAGTATGTTGAATTTTCTGCGGCTTTTTCAATCTTTTGAGTTTCCAGTTCTACGATCTTTGACATTATTGCCTCTTGCTGCGCTCTTTTAATAATAGTTTCATTAATGCGCTTATATGCTAAATTTAACTCGTCTTGACTTGCTGTATATTGAATAGTGTAACCTATGGCATCTTTAAACTTAGAATTTAATTCATCAATACCGTTTTTAAACCCCTGCGTTCCCTTGCCTGCCGAGCCTATTGTTTTTGTTAACGCCTCTAATTCCATTCTATCCTGTGCACTATTTTTCATAGCATCTTCAAGGGTTTCGGCAAAGGCTTCCATATATTTAGAGCCGCCCTGTAACGAGCGAACAAGCACATAAATTCCCATCCCGATTGCGGCAAGTGCAGCAATAACAAGCCCGGCTTTGCCCTTGAATTTACCCATAATTCCCTGAAGTATTCCAAAAGCATCAAATCCTTTTTTTCCAGCTCCAGCCATTTTTGTAGTTGCTCCCGTGACCTGTTCAGTTGCTCCGGCTTGTGCTTTTCCGGCTCCGACATTTAACCATTTTACTACTGTATTTTTTGCCGTTACAATAGTGTCTTTGATTTTTGCGGCTGTTACTTGCAAGGTTTTCTTTTGCAAAGCATCTTCAACTTCTCCTAATGCTTGAGTAACTGCAATTAATCCCATTAAACTTTTTTGGGCTTTTTGTGCATTTTCCTCACCCATTCCCAATAATTCCATACTACCCACAACACCCTCAACTCCGGCGGCTACAAATTTAAGCGAACCAGCTATTGCTGCGCCAAACTCCATACCATACGCATTCTGTTCCGTACGTAAGTCTACCATTTTATCCTCAAGTTCTCCAATTTTTCTGTTTAACGCATCAACATCCTCTTTTGATTTTCCTGTAAAACTTTCATTTCTTAAATCTTTGATTGCTTTTTTCAATTCAAGAACGTTCATAGTCGTCACATCAAACCCTTTGGCATATTCACCAACAAAAGTGCGACCCCTGCCCACTGTTTCATTAAAATCACGCTGAATATTTTCAAGCCCTTTAATCTTTGCGGCTGTTTCGATGTATTCTTCGGTTCCGATGTCAAGGAATTTTATTTCTCTCTTGAGCTTATTTACTTCTGCGTTTACTTCGCTTAAAGTTCCTTTTGCAGACCTATTTATGTTTATTTCATGTTGTAAAGTCTTGGATAAATCTTTCTTTTCCTCATTTAAAAGTTTTGTTTGAAGGCTTAATTTTTGATATTCTTCACTTGACGATTGTCCTTGCTTTTCTAATTCTTTTAGTTGTTTACGATTAAGTGATATTTGGTTGTTTAGTTTATCAAGATTTTTGTTTAGTCCTTCTATTTGTGATGCTTGTTCTTTTACTGATTCACGTGTTTTTGTGATTACCTTTGCCATTTCTGCATTAACACCAGCTTGTATTTGTGCTAGCTTTTTTCTTTCAGCAGCAGCTTTACTTTCTGCCTCTGCTAAATCAATGACAGCTTTTTTTGCTTGATTAATAATATCTACCTGTTCTTTTAATTCTTTCCCGTCTCCTGTTTTTACCACCGAAACAGCCGCTCCTTTTCTGATATTATCAACTGTTTTCTGAATATCCAATAAAGTCTTATTCAAATCTTGAAGCTCTTTGTTCAGGTTCTCATCAATAAAGCTGCTATATTTTATTTTATCTTCCACGTTTCATTTCCCTTTCTTTTGACCGCTTTATCATTTTCTTTGCCTTTGCCCGGTACTTCATGTATTCAGAAATTGAAGTTTTGAAAACGTCAATTTTTACACTCAAGGTCATTTCAATATTTATCTTTTCGTCAATCAAATCAAATTCCTGATCCGGTTCTTTTAATTGTTCCATGATGTAAAGACGAATGAAACAAGCGTCTGTAAATGAAATTAATTCTTTCATTGCCTCATACATATCGACAAACTTTGCAAATGTTTTATTGCATAATGGGTAAATTTTATCTAATAAATTTGTAGAAACTTTCTCCATGTAAAGCCCGGCAAATGAATGATTGTTAAGCATTACATTACTATTATGTTCATCATAAAGTTTGCGGTATTTTGCAAATGCGTTGTGATATTCCTGCTCTGTTTCGGGTTCTAAAAGATAATTTAAAAACGCTTGCCACGCCTCGGCTTTTGCTCTGATCATTTCAAGATCAATAGTATCTGGAGGAAATTGATAGTTGATTTCCTCCCATGTTTTATTTAGCTTCTCAACATCAATGTCGGTAAGATCAACAGACGTATAATCATCTGAGATTATCAAGTATTTAAGGTTTTTTTCTTTTAAAACCTGATAATAATTCCACACCGGAAGCCTATCAACATGGGTATAAATCATTTGTCCTCCTTGTCTGTTCTGAAATGAATAACAACACCTTCTGTAATTTCTTTAATGGGAAAAAACGTAAAGTTGCCCGGAGTGTTTTCTACCACTCCAACATGTTCGCCCATTACTTCATAGAATTTTTTCCCGTAAAAAATTGCGGTGTTACAATTCCACCTTTGTTGTTCTTTACAGCACATTTTGAATACGTTTTAAAAATCGTGGATAAACTATTTTCCAAACAAGCAGCCTCCAATTTTCGGCATTAAGTCCGACTACTCCGGTCATGTCAATATTATCGGCGATATCTCTTTCGTCTGCTTTGATTGAAAACTCACCTTTTTTTGTAAACACCTTGAAACTTTTATAAAACGAGCCTGTCTGATATAGCGTCACATGATCGGTAATTTTGCCTATTCCATGACCAAATGTAGATTTATGACTAATGGTAAACATTGCGTATGGCATTCCGTTTTTTTTACCTTTATAGGTTTGCAACTTTTCACCATATTTATTTTCACCAGCATCTGACAATTGTTTTAAATTAGATTCAATAATCCAGTCTTTCACAAAATCTTCAGACATTATATCATAAAAAATTTTATTCAAATCAATTGATTTTATCTTCTCTGCTATTTGTCCGAATGTTGCCATATAAAAAAAGCCGGGGTTAACCGGCTTTTGTTTTATTTACCGGCGTTTTTCTTTCCGGCTTTTTCTCCCGGCTCAGATTTATCTTCCGGTTCGCTTTTAGTAACTATCTTTTTCCCGGTTAATTGCTCATACTTTTCCTTTGTTGCGTTTTCTCCGGCAATTGCTTTGAAATCTTCAAAGGTCAGTTTTTCGCTGTCATATTCGTTTTTTCCAATTTTTACAAACATAATGCCTCCTTTTTTAGAATGTTACTGTTAATGCTGCTGCAAATTCGTAGCCTTTAGTTGTCATTGTGGGCTGATTTTTAGCCGTAATAACAAGCGGACTTGTAAAAGTGGTGGTCGGAAGAACAGTATAAACATTGCCAACATTTGACATTGATGCCGCACCTGTAATTGTGAAGTCGGCAAGTACTAGCCCGGCAACCTCTCTTGCATCACATGATCCGGTTACTGTGAAAACAACGCTTGCCGCACTTGCTGCGCCTGCTGTTAGCAAGCAATCAACAATACCATTGAGCGAAGATGCTTTCCAAAGTGTTCCGGTGTTATATGTTGAATCGTTTGGAAGGACTGCCTTTGCAAAGTTGCCTTCGGTTTCAACCAAATAAACGTACAAAATTACTTTCCAAAATCCGTCTTTATTTTCGGGTGGAATTGGTTCGCTCACATAAACATCAACCGGCACGTTTAACAGATTTGTTCCATCATCGCCTCCAATAATTGCCTCGTTTTCAGTTTGGAAAAAAGCATACATTCTCTGACCGTTAAATGATTTTGCAACCGACCAAACACAATCACGCTGATCGTGATATTCAAAAGCAAAATCAACCCGTCCGTCACGCACTTTTCTACGCTTTGAAAGATTGCCCTCAAAAAATACAGGGTCTTCCTGATTTCTTATCGCATCGCTTGCGGACGGAAAAATATAAAGCCTTGTTGCGTCAGCCTCATTAATATTAGTTGTCCATGTTGCTTTTACCAGCGCATTTGCATAAGTAATGTCGGATTTTTCTTCTAAAGAAAGATACACGGCATCAACTGCCCCATAACGAGCTTCGCACTGAAAGGCTGTCATGTTTTTTATTGAGCTTCCACAATTTAAAACTTTTGTTGGCATCGCTTTTATTTTTAATTATTTAATATATGATTTACACTTGTAGGCATCGGGTTTAACCGTTACCTTTATATCTTTTAGCTCAATGGCATCAATATAGTCATTAAGCATATTTGCTTCATTTCCAAATGCAGCAGATCGCCCCCAAAACAGGCGGTCTATTTTTGTGTGAGGCAGTTTATCCACATGTTTTAATCCTGAGAAATACCCGGACGCTAACATTGCCTCTTTAAACTCAACATACATCGGATAAAGATAAGTTTTGAAAACATTATCAAATCTTTGTTCGGCGGTGTATTCTTTTTTTGTTCTTGTTACAAGAAAAATAGAGAATGTTACATTCGCCCAGTTTGATGAAACCCCGTCAAACTCCTCGATAATATCGAGCGGTAAAATAACAGCAGGATATTTTTTTGAAACTGCCCGTGTTTTTATTGACAAAGAACCTGTAATATCTACTAAATGTCCGTAATAATAGACCGGCGCGGACGTTGTCATAAGAGTAACAACATCTTTTATCAAGTCTTTAAAAATTATCGGACTTTCCATTTATCTGTTTTCAAACATTTTTAACTTTGCCTTCAGTGTGCCGCCTGAAATACTGCCATGCAAGAATGTAAACTTTAACGTGTCGGCTTTTGACCCGTCAAGCGTAAAAGTTTGATTGTAGCTTGCATTATCAACAGTATATCTGCTGTCCAAAGTATCCTCTGTTACATAATCATATCCTGAGAATCCGGATAATTTATGTTCAAACTTAATTGTGCCGTCAAGCGTTCCGGTCAGACTGGTTGCCTCTACTTGTAATACATAACGGTAATCATAAGTACACGGCACATAAATAGTCGTGTCTGCATCAAATACGTGAGCAGAAAAAAATGTTATTGCCCTCGGTTTTGTTGTTTGGGAAAACATAAAGACCGGAGCCAACATTAATATCAAAATAAATTTTTTCATATTCCAAAAGTATTAAGCCAATTTTTTTTCTTAAATACCCAGTTCGGATAAGTAGTAGAATCAGCTTCGTTCATTGCTAATAAAAAGTTGTAACAATTTGCTTTTAAATTGTCACTTGGTACATTGTTGAAAATAGGCAGATCAGAACCGTAAATATAAATTGCGTCATTCGCCCACTCTTTTAATCGTGCAGGATTTCCATACATTTCAATCCCTTTGTTATACATTGGGATAATCTTTTGATTTGGGGTAACGCCGTCTGAATTTTCGTATTTACTTACAGACGCTCCGTTTCCGATTAATTGTACATACCCATCTCTTGCGAAATAGAAGTAAACGAAATAGGCAAGTATTGACTTTTTGGTTGTTGTGTTAAAAAGCCCTTTATATTTTACGCTAAATGTTGAGCCGTTATAATCAACTGTGTATGTTTTGCCGTCCCTTAAATCTTTCCATTTCTGTAATTGAGAACCTGGGGCAAGTGCTAATCCAGCCTCAAACGCAAGATATAGATCAGAACCCAATAGATCAAGGAGTATTTTTTCTTGACAATCAGCAATATATTTGTCAAGCAATCCGGATATGTCCGTATCGGTGACGTTTGGTATTGCCAATTCGCCTATAAAATAGTCCTTGTCTATTAAGTTGATCATTTATTTTGCCTTTTCAGTTTTTGCTTCAGGTTTAACCTTTTCGGGTTTTGCCTTTTCAGTTTTTGCTTCAGGTATTACACCTGTTTTGATGTAGTTATTTACATCTTGTTCGGTAACACCAAGCATGTCACAGATAAGCTCAGTAGCTTTATACCTCTGCTGATTTGTTTTTAAGTTCATTGCTCTTTCCTCCAAATTACGTACTGAAATGTTATTCTTTGCGTTGCCGTATTTCCATCGCCCGTAACGGTGTATTTAAAGTATCTACCATTTACATCAGCAATAGTATTAAGTAATGTATAACTGTCTGCGTTGGCTGTCTTAATGGTATCAACTGCATTTGAAACCCAGTTAGCGCCGTCTAATGATACATATTCAGTTACAAATACGCTGTCTGTAGTTCCTGAAACTTTATCCGTAAACATTGCCGCCCTATACTGATACAGATCGCCTATGTTTACAAAATATGTTTTTGATACCGAAGTACCTGAATTGATGGTGTCGCCTGTGGCTCCTCCAACAGCAGCATACTTCATGTTGCTTGTAATTATCTTGTCTTGAGCAGGCAAGAGAATAAACAAGCAAATAATTGAAATTATAGTTAAAAACAGTTTCATTATTTCTTCCAGATTTTTATTTGAATTTGGGGAGTCATTGTACCAACAGCACTATCCGCCGTTAGTGTGTACTTGTAATATCTGCCGACTATATCGCCTTTAGCCGCTAAAATCTGATATTTAGTAGCGTTTGAAGTATTTACAGAGGTTGAGCTTACTTGTACCCAGTTAGTACCGTCAAGTGAAGTATATTCGACAACTGTAACCGTTCCGATTGTGCCGGTTAGCTTTGTCAGCAACACCGCCGTTCTGTACTCATACAGGTCACCATTTTGCACCTGAATTGTTTTTGATGCACTGCCGGACGCTCCTAATGTTGCATAGGTTACGGTCACATAGTTGTTTGAAGGTGTCATCACCTTATCTTGCGCCTGTGTTAAAAAAACACAGCTTAAAATTGCGAATAAAAATAAAATCTTTTTCATTTTCAAAAAGTATTAAAGGGGGTGATTAAACCCCCGTTAGTTTATACAAGTGTGATAGTTGCAACATCAGTATCCATATCTGAAGAGTAGATAACTGCTGAAGGTTTGCCGGTTCCGAAAGCAACACGGGCAGAAATTACGATTGTTCTCATTCCGGTTGTCAGGTCATCTGAATCAAGACCGATGATCATGTTCATATCTCTGCGTAATCCGATTTCTGCGGCTTCACTCCAAAATACAGCGCAAGTATTAGTTGTCTGTTTTTTGTTTTTAACAACCATAAGTCCTTTGATTGAAACCAAACGACCTAACTGGTCAAATACAACAGAACGGTCAAGTAATGAATTACCATCGGCGTCTTTCAGGTTTTCAATTGCTGAAATCTGATTAGGATTCATAACAACTGCGTTCACTTCATCATCGGTAGCGTTTGCCTGCAACATCATTTTCTCAATGAGGCTGATATAATTAGCCTCTTTTACGCTTGCAGCATAAGTTCCGGCAACAAAAGCGGTATGAGTTGTTCCGGCTGTGGCATAAAGTCCACGGATATCAGTCGAGTTGTCACCAGTTGTGGCAAAAATTTTAGTGTCAATTTTTGACAGGATTCTATCACGTCCAACACGGTTGATTTTGGCGATCAGTTGATCAACATCTTCCAACATTTCCTCAGAAACATGGTAGTAAGTGTTGATTTTGAAAACTTTATACTCAACTGTTTTAAATAGGAATGAAGATTTACCGGCGGCGGTGTCTTCTGCTGTGGTAGCAGTTCCGTCAGTTTCAGTATATTCAACAAGAACGCCGAAATATTTACCTGTAATTGGGATAACAGGAAATACATCCATCGCGCGGGTGTCCTGAGAAATATTCAACTGTACGAGTTTCATGCCGTAAGTTGTCAGGTAGCCAATGTTTACGTTAGTACCCGGAACCATAGCCAAAGGAGTGGTCATGTCAATGGCAACTTTAAAATCCATCGAGCCGAGGAATTTACCTTTTTGAGCGTCTTTAAGACCTTTTATCATTAAAACTTCGCTGCCGTTTTCTTTGGAAGCGTCTTCGTTTTTAACGGTCATGCCTTTTTCAATCAGGGCTTTTTTTACAAAGTCACCTAATCCCATCGCTTTTTGATCGGGTGCGTTTGCTCCTCTTTCTTTCATCGCAGCGATTTCCTCACCCTGTTTACGGCAAGCGTCTGCAATTTCTTTGAATTCTTTTGCAGTAATCCCTTTTAATTCTTCGGGAATTGCGTTTGCTTTTTCAGCGAAATCAGCAAATTTTTTATCCAGTTCATCTTTTTTGTATGAATCAGTTGTAGCGGCATCAACCAGAGTTTTAAACTCAGCTTTAAGTGCCTCCATTTTTTCGGTAGCCTCTTTAGATACTTTTTCTGCAAGGGCTTTTATTTCAGCTTCTGTCATTTTTGTTTATTCTTTTTAGTTAAACTTTTATTTTAATAAACTCGAAACCTTCGAGTACTTTTATTGCGTCCAAAGTGTCATGTTTAGGCGGCTCGTGAGTGCCTTTTTTTGACGGCTCTTGGTTCATTAAGTCAGTCATTATTTGTTTGATCTGCAAGGACTGTAATTCAAATTCCTGCATTGTTTCATCAGTTTGTTTGCCTGTTCTTAATTGTTTTTCAAGCAAATCCATCCGGGTAAACAGATTCAATAAGGCAGATTCTTTTGTTTGTCCTTTTATCCCCACAACTCCTGTAAGCGAGTTCATGCCAAAAAGAACAGTAGAAAATTCAAACAACTCAATTTCTTTGACAACCCAGAAAAACTCGTATTTGTCGACTTTCTCAGGGTTAATTAATTGCGGGTAAAATTCATCATATCGCTGCCTTTGATCTTCATCATTACTGTTTTTATCAGCCATTCCGAGGTCACGATATCTGAAACCTATTGAATGATTATCATACGCCCCTGATTGGTAGTTAATCAAATGGTCATTGCCTTTATTTGATTTGATAATCTCTGATTCAACATATAAAACTTTTTTACCGTCAATTTCTCTTTCATCAGCAACAATAGGAATACCGACTAAATTTTCAGTTGACATCCTATGATCGGCAATGTGTTTGATTTTTGCAACAGCCTTGGATTGTGGCCCTTTATCGTTTAAAGTTTTCACAGCGCAGCCCGGAACAAGAACATCCAAGCCGTCATCGGCATACAGATAGGTATTAGCTACAAACTGAACAATGCGCTTACTTAGATCAATTGCTTTGACCTGATCAGGCATTTGACTGGTTTTAACGGGGTAAAATTTACCCAGCTTTTCCTCTTTTGATTTTGTAATTAATTCATCCATTTTTTGCAAAACTTATATACAAAAATACGTAAGGCATATAATAAAATTATGATTGAATTTTTGCACGTTTAAATTATTGTTGTATATTTGGGAAAATATTTACTTTAAAATTTATTAAAAAATGGAAGGCGAAACAATAATAAGGGTAGAATTAAATGTTGAGGCTCAAGAACTAATTAGCCAATACGTGATTAGCAATGTTCGAATTAAAAAAGATATTGAAGCTGGTATAAAACGAGTTTTTGAAACTATTGACTTAGAAAAAGAGGTTGAAAAATCCATTAAAAATGCTGTTGAAAAAGCAATTAAAGATTCATCTGAATGGGGTAAAATTAGAGAGGCTGTTAAAAAGAAAACAGATGAGATTGTTGAAACCTACATTGAAAAATCAATTGATAACTTCAGGCGGGGCTTTAAAACAGAGTAGTAATAAATTTATAACACATTATAATGAGCGACTTATTGCAAAATTACGGCGAATATAAATCAAAGCGTTTCCCTGAGCTAGAAAAGAAATCATCATATTTTCTCAAAAAGAAACTTGTAGAAAGTTCACAAAACGCAAATAACAATACCCTTAAAGATATGATTGATCATTTTATTGCCATTGGTATTTTGGTTGATCGTGGCGAAATGGATTATCCTGTTGATTTGTTAAGGACTATTTCTGAATTTGCTGATGATGTAAATTATAACCGATTTTAAAAACCGAAACTATGGAACCACGAAATCCTGCTTGGCAACTTTTATTAAGTTTTTTCTTAATTATTGCCGTAATTATTTTTAGTAATTGTTCTACGTCTGAGAATGAAACCGCAACTATCAAATGGATAGGAACGCATAAAAAACCGATAGTATGCAATAAGTCTACTATTAACGAAAAAGGCGATTCAAATTATACCCTTATTGATGCTGATGGTAATATTTACAACACGGGATATACTACATTTGAATTACCCGACACTATAAAACCCATTATCAATACAAAATCAAACGACTACATAAACAAGCAAATTGACAGCCTTATAGTGACTTGTTTTTATTGTGATTCTAATAAGATTACAGCAGATGAATTAAACTATATTTTGAAACTGATTAACAATAAATGAAAACACAAATCTCATACTCCGAAGCGGTAAAATATCCGTACATCCGTGGATTTATCAAACTATGTGCCATTCTTGCCTCACAGGGCGAATTAAAAGAACTTGCCAATATCAGCACAATACCGGACGAAACAATTATTCCTATTCCGTGGCGATTGGATTCAAGTAAAATAATGCCGCGTAAAAAACGCAGGGAAGAAATTAAAAAAGTCAAGCCGTTACTACCTGATGTTGATTATAAATTCATGCTGGCAAAACGGGAATGGATTGAATTGATTGCCCGTCATGTTAAAAAACAAATCAAATGATTAATGTTATAGCAATAATGTTTAATCAGGCAAAAGCCTCAACTACAAAACCCGACACTATATTCTGTTGTGTATGTAAAAGATTTTATCACATTGATAAATTTCAGAAACACATTAACGGAAAAGTACATAAAAGAAACGAAAACGCCTCAATAGGTTTTCCGTATTCATTTGAAATTGATGATGCTATAATTATAGATACATCTGTAACAATACTAAAAGGATAATTAAAATGATTGACCAAATATCAAAAGAATTCGTCTGGAACAACTGCTCAAAAGAACAGCAGGAAATGATTAAGTTAAAGTGGCAGATATTTGAATACATGCAGTCATATAAAGGATATAATTCAGAGGCATACGAGGAGTTATCTGAAATCGTATTTAAAAGCCCCGTCCGGATAAGAAACATTTACGAAAACACTAAAAAAGCTATGCAGAAAAAAGAAACAATTTTTCGAAAAGATGCCGTTCAATTTTCCGGCCTTGACTTTGATCAAGAATGTAAATTTGAGTTTGAAAACAGTATTGAGATCGTACACAAAGATAATCCTACTTTGGTTTTAGGCCATATCTCAGAACTCGAAGAAAACAAAACAGAGGTTAAAGGATATGTCCGGCTTTCGACTTTTGCACAAAGGTATATTAAAACTATGCCTCAGGATGCTGAATTAATGATCATCCCAAAAGGGGTTGTTATGGAGCGAATCGAAACAATTACCGCCTTTAGATTGACTGGTATGGTAATGGGTATTAACTATAAAAAAGAATAACATGACCTGTATAGTAGCAATGATTGACAAAGCAACCGATAGCGTTGTAATGGGCGGAGATTCTGCCGGGGTATCAAATTATGATATTTCAGTCCGAAAAGACTCTAAAGTATTTTATGTAGGTGAGTTTCTAGTAGGTTGCACTACATCGTTTCGCATGATGCAACTGTTAAGATTCTCGGTTAAACCTATAGAGATAAATAAAGATATTTTCGAGTACATGTGTACCGATTTTGTTAATGAAATAAGGAAAGTATTTAAAGAGGGCGGATATGCTGAAATTAAAGACGGTAAAGAGCTAGGGGGTCAATTTCTTGTAGCCTACAAAAACCGTCTTTTTATGATTGATGCAGATTTTCAAGTGTCCGAACATATTAACGGTTACGATGCTGTTGGCTGTGGTTATGCTTATGCTTTAGGAAGTATTTTCAGTCAAAAAGATAAATTACCCACAAGGGGTATTATATACAAGGCCCTCGAATGCGCTGCTTATTTTTCTGCCGGGGTTTGTGAACCGTTTAATATTTTGAGCACCGAGATGATTAAAAAAAGCGAAAATTTAATTGATAATAGGGTATCTGTGAACATAGATACGTGGATGCTTTTTAAAAAAACATTTAATTTTATCGTTGATGACCACAAAAATTTTTGCCTTAACCATAAAATATGTATGTCGTTTGATCAGAATGGTACTTGTTTTATTCATGGTGACAAAAAATATATATTTCAACTAGAATCTAATATTAACTCAAATGAAGCAGGGTATATGCGATCGGATAATATTTTTTACGAACGATGGATTAATTCAATTAAATAATATGGCAACAGAAATTCCAAACTTTTCGGGTCATTGTAACCCACCACCTCCACCACCTGTAAAATATTCACCAATAAGATGTGATGGATGCGGGGCAACTCATGACAGATACAAATGTCCTTATTGTGGAAATGAGAGGGTAATTGTGCCTGCTGCGCCTAAACCTCGAAAAATTAATTATTAAACTCAAAATCAAAGCGCATGGATACAATAACTAAAAAATACAAAATAGATAGCATATCTAAAAGGTTTGATCACCAGTATAAAGATATAGTAATGTCGCCTAAACAAAAGATAATAAGCGAAAGACTAAAGAATGAAAACCCTAAAACAGAGCAACATATTGCTGAAATTATAGGAAATAATACATGGACGGAAAATAAATGTAATGAGTGCGGGGATGATTCTGATGTTTTAATGTGTTTTGAAAATTATGGTACATCGGTTAGTATTTGTCCAGCTTGCTTAAACACAGCATTAAATTCATGTAATTTAAAGGAAAATGAAATCACCGACAAAGACATCATTCCTTTTGCCTGTTATATATTCAAATGGGGCAATCCTGATCCAAAAGGAAATATTATCAATAAAGATGATGTTGATTTGGACGAACTAAAACAATTAAAATCAAAAGGCATAATAAAGTATTTTGAATTTGATGATATTGGTATTAGATTTATTGATAATGATTAATTAATATATTTTCTCATGAAAAACAACCGAAAAAACAGGGCTTTATGCCACATCAGAAAGAAAAACAAGTTAAGATGTGGTATTTATAAATTTCATTATAAGGCAAAAATAAGCAAAGAACTTATTGAGGATATTGTTGAAATGGGTCATGTTGCCGAAACTATCATAAAAGATGCGTATTCAAGCCTATACAGACAATACAAATTAGGCCCTGAGTTAAATAAATGCACAATTGAATTAATATATGAAGATAACGACTGGATTCGTGATACAGCAACTGTATTAATAACTTTAAGGGCAGAAAAATTATGAAAGCTACAATTGTAATAGAAAAAGGAAATGTAGGATCAGATTTTATTATTGATGTAAACGGCATAAATTTTTCTGAACATGTGCCAGTACTTACTAAGTATAACAATAAAGTTGGTGAGGCCATTCCATTTATTGAGAATAATGAATTAAAGGCACAACTTGAAATAAATGATTCTATTATAAATCTTTTCCCTTCTGTTGGTGTTAAGTTGATAGATTACAGAATGAGTGGACCTGTTTTATTTGCCGACAAAAGCAAATTAGTTTGTATAAATTTACATGAAAGCCCTAATCAAGATTTGTCAATAAAAAAAATAAAAGATCAGATATCACTTAATAAATGAACACAATAATCAAAGTAACCTTTAAATCAACCGACAAGTATCAGGACGCCTTTATTGACGCCCTTAACTACTGCCTTGAAAACAAAATTGATGTTGATTTGGTTCACGAGGGTAAAACTATAAAATTGAAATATGCAAAGATGGTCAAACATATCAAGCGTCTCAGTAAGTAACGGATGGTTTTATTTTTGGAGCAACGCCACTTATGACAATGAGATAATTTATTATTATACAAACTAAATACTTAAAAAAATGGTAACTAAAAAAGAATGGTCAGAATTTAGAAACACTGGATTAGTACTTATTATTAATCAAATACTCCATATTTTTGGATGGGCAATAGTTTTTGAAATAGATAACAATGAAATCAAAAAAGTTTATCCGGCAAGGGTTTCGTTTAGAGGGTTTGACAATAAGGACACGGATGATGCGTATAAAAAAGTTAGTAAATACATGCTTGATAATGTGTCTGAATTAAGCGCAGAATCTAATCAAAACGCTTTTATAAATAAAGCAAATAAAAGTAAAGCAAACAACGAATTACACATACACTTAATGTCACATCATCTTTGTTTCGGTAATAAAAAATATCATGATGACTTAAAAGAATTTGCACAAAAACAAGTCATTAATGAAACGCTTTTATTAAAACTAATGGAATATGCCGAAGAATACGCGGATAAAAGAGAACTTTAAAATTACTATTCAGACCCTATTCAGACCCTATTATTATTTAACAAAAAGCCCTCTGTTTTTGGTAACAAAAGGGCTTTTTCCAATTCTATAATTATTATCAAACTTGGGTAGGTCGTTTCATTGCATCAATAAATCCAATAAATTTAGCGGTAGTTTCGGGGCTTAGTTCCCAAATATACTTATCAAACTCAGGCTTATTGACCGGCTGTCTTCCCATTTCAACCAGCCAATCATTACGGGTAATAAGCCCTGACATCCACTCAGATTGCAACCTACTGCTTTTACTTGAATCTACTTGCGCCTTTTGTAACTGATCCTCCTGCATGCATGGGACATGGGCAAAAGAAACTTTAATAATTATTCCGTCTTGAATAGTATTGAAATGTCTGTTTAATTCATCTGCCCACGAATTTGCGCCGGGTATAATCACATTATTATAAAGTTGCTTTTCGCCCTCCTGGTTATTCTTAAATGTTGCCCCTTGAAGCGAATTAAATAAATCCCGTGGAAATTTAAAAGCATCAAGAACCCTGTTTCTGTATCGCTCATGCTTTTCATCTAACTGAAGACTGGCTACGTTTGCAATAGTTGATTGATACTTTAAAGACATCGAAGTGATAAGGTACTGGTACTGGTGTGATCCAAGTCCATACTTTTTAAACTCCTCTTGAACCCGTTCTTTTTCTGTGTCATCAAGCGGTAACCATCCTCCCTGATCTTTCTGATCGTTCGTAAATATTCCGATTGAGCCATGGTTTGATATAAGGACATTGTCAGCATCATATACGTTGTAAAGGTTGGTTATTGCCTTGCTGACAAGATCAACCGATGATTGTCCCTCTATATCTTCACTATCAACCCTACCGTTAGAATGGTGCAATACTTCATTTGTGGGTATTGGTCTGACTGTGCCTAAAAAATTAAGCTCATAACCGGATATGATTTCTGATTCTTTGCTTTGACCATAAAGTTTGCGGGTAGTTTTTGGGGTTACATCTAAAGAAGGCAAAACCCACATAGTATAAACATTTTTTGCAGATACATTTTGAAACCCGAAACGCAAGGGGGTGTAAATATACCCGTTACCAAATATTTCAAAATTCCTTTGCGCCTGTTCCCAAAATTCTGACTTAGCCTGTAATGGGTTTGGTTTGTTAATTAGTTTTTGCAGTTCGTGATCTGGTAATTTTTTACCTGTTTTCAAGTCTTCAACCCAAATATCCATACCGGCCATACAGGTAGCCTTATAATTTACAGGGGTGTTTACTTCGGGGATATCCTTATAAACCTTATACTGTGCAATTTTCTTTCCAGCTCCGAACCAATTAGCCATAAGCGATCCGGATGCAGCAAAATAAGCCGGGTTAACGCCGCTTGTCATTGATTTTTGACCCCAATCAAAAGCCCATTTCTTGACATCTTTTGAAGATATTCCGAGTATTTTAAATTCCTTATTTGCCATCGTAATAAATTTTTTCAAATATACAACTAATTTGATAAAATAATTTAATTTTTGCTTTCAAAATATGAATAGGCAATTTTTAACAAGTATTCTGCCATTGCCGTAACGCTGTCAATCGCATCATCATGCTTTGATTTACCGTTTTTTAAGTATGTTGTCATCTGCTTGATAAAATCTTCGTATTCGCTGCCCGGTTCGATATCATCCCGGAAAACAAAGAACTCTTTTATAAATCCAAGATTTGAAAGTACCCGTGTATGTTTGTTTGAATGATGAAAATCTCCAGTTACCATTGTTGGAGCCGCTTTTTTTCTCAACTCTTTCATGAAAGTACTACCACCGGAATTTGTTTCTACCCGACAATACTTCAATTTATGCGATCTGCATTTTTCGGCAGCAAGTGGAATTGTTACATCTGTGTTTGAGGTTGTAAAAATCACATCCGGAATGTAAATTTTTCCACCCACAAGATAACCAATAGGCATACTCAGATAATCAGTTCCTTCGTCTGCCGTATCAATAACAGCTACCTTCATACAGTTTTCATCAAACTTAAAGTCTTTCATTTTAAACCTTTGCAGGTCTTTTTCAGGTAGGGCAATCCCTTTTATATCAACAGGTGATTGCATATATTCAGCATCCCATATCTCAACTGTTGTCCGTCTTTTTTCTTCAAGATAACTTTCCGTACTTCGAACTGATTCACAGAATGATTTACCATCAACCAACGCCGGGATAATAATTATAATATCATACTCACCATTTTCCATTGATTTGCCTATAACGTCATTTTTTGACCATCTTGTACCTATATCAAGGTTCGGACAATCCCCCTCTATTCTACTATTGTGCGCCCCGTCTTTCCATCTGTGCGTATTTTCATTTATTGTTTCGCTTAAAGCATCATCAAGCCCTCTGTATAGGTCATCTGTGATAGATATAAGTGAAGCCCCAAAACCGATAATAGTACCTCCGACACCAGCTCCAAAATAACTTACTTGTTTTGCCTTATCGGTATTCCATCCATCAAGTGACTGTTTGTCTGATGATAATACAACATCAAATATTTCTTTAAATTTATCAGATTTAACTATGTTTCTTACATCGTATGAGAATTTTTGATACAGTCTTTCAGTACATGAATTTCTCATTAATGATTCAACGGGATAATTACCCAGTGCCCATGCAGAGCAAACAGAAACAACATAGCTTTTGCCGGCACGCGGAGCCATATTTACTGTTGCTTTTTTTGGGTTTTCGGTAAACTTTTTTAGGTATCTTGATTTTCTTAACCGTTCAATTATCGGCTGTGGGGTGTTCTCTTTTTGGATCAGGTATTGAAAAGTATCAGCAACACACCTGAGATATGGGCGTTTTTTAAACAAGTCATCATAATGTAGGCAGAATTCCCAAGCGTCTAACTGGCAGAGAAGTTTACTGGCCGCCGTCCTTATCGGGTTCTTTATTGGCGAGTTCTCTGATTTGTTCATAGGTTAGTCCTGTTAAATCTATATTTGTGACTGGTGTTTTTTGCTTGTTATCAACCCCGTAATATCCGATATGCTTACCAAGTTCTGTCAATGCTTTGGTTTTATCAAATAGCTTTACTTTGATTTGTTCAACATCGACAACGTCAGGTTTTTCAGACGTGCCAATATTTCTTTTTAAAACCCTTGTTTCAATGCTTTCAATAGCCGCTTTTTGATCATCTGTAAGTAGTTCCAATTCTTTTCGCTCTATCCATGTATTGTGTAGGTGAGCAATTGAAGTAAACGCCAATCTTTCCCATTCACGAGTAATTCTTTCGGCAAGGTCTAAACTATTTCCTGATAATTTATTTTGAAGTTCTTTAACATATTCTTTAATGACAAGTTTTGACAAGTTTTCAGTTGCTATTCTGTTTGCCGTTTTTTCACTATACCCCGCCCGAATAGCCGCCTGAGTGCCGTTATTATCAATAACATATTCCTCACAAAATCTTTTTTGCTTATCGGTTAATTCGTTATTGATTGTTTTAGGCATTACTTTAATTATTCGTTATTTCCTCTTATAAATTAACCTACCTTTACCCGCTTTGATCTCAACCATCCGAACCTCTTTCATTTTACTTACTCTGCATTTTTTCTGTTTGACTGAGTAAATGTTCACAATCACATCAAACCCGGCTTTTAATGAACTTTCGTAGCGTTCTAAATGCCTTTTGACTTCGTGAGGTTTTACGGCGTCTTCGTTGATTACTTCTGTGTTTGGGGTTGGGTTCATTTGTTTTTATCAAGTTGTTTTGAAAGTTCTTCGATATTTTTAATCGCTTTTTCAATCTGATTAATTACCGTTATTTGCTTAACCGTTGAATATATTTCTTTTACTTTTTCAATAGCATCAGCAAATTCTTTGTGTGGATTTTTCATTCGAGGCTGAATTATAAACTCCCTGACATCGTTTAAATCGAATTTAACACCACCGTCAGGATAACTGCCTTTTGCAAATGTTTGTTTTTCTTCAATAAAATCAATTGCAAATTCACCACTTACAAAAAATACCATTTTACCATCTTTGTAAATAGTGGCTTCTTTTTTGATTTTATTCATCTGAATTTCATCAGCCTCAATATCAAATTCTGTTTTTTGAAAATATACTTTGTAATTCATATCTATTTAGTTTTAAGATTTTCAATAGTGAGATTCAAAGCGGTTATTTCATTCCGTAAATCCTGAATGATTTGTTCTTTGCCGTTTGAGATTGTCATTTCACGGTCAAGGTCTTTTTTAAGTTCTATGATTACATCCTGAAGTTTATTGTTTCCTACTTCCATATTTTCAATCTGAGCAACAAGATCGTTGTGCATCATATCCTCCATTTCATACCCTGATGAATTACCGAGCCCTTCGATTATCTCAATTAACTCGTTTGGTTGGTCTGTTTTGATTGTTAGTTCTATCATAGTTTTTCAAGTTTTTGAATTTTCAAATAAACCTTATTTGCCTCATCATTTTTCCCTGCCTTGCAAAGCTCAGAGTACTTTTCATTGAGTTTTTTGAGTTTTTTTAATCTCCTGATTTTATCCTGAGCAACCCATGTTTTAAATTTAATCGTAGTGTAGTAAGATGATTCATGTAGAATTGTTCCGACTATTCCGATAATGAAAAACACTATATGAAACACAAGTTTTACAGGGCGGTAAATCCAGTAAATCGGTTGTAATCGGTTTTTAGTTTTCAGTTTCATAATTATGATATTCTTATGATTTTTTCAATATCAGTTTCGTTTACGTTTTTAGGATTAATATAAAAAATAATCGTTCCTTTTTCGCTTTTAGTTGTTATATTCCTTTTATTAAACTTTATTTTAAAGTTGCCGTCAACATACCAATCATTAACATGATTATATCCGGCACTCAGTAATAATTCGTTAATTTTTTCAGTTGTCATATCTGCAAATATAATTAATCGGAATTTAAAAAGCAAATTAATCGTTATCAATTACAAATTTTACATTAAACAATTCAATGTTTTTGCGCCCGTTGTAGTTTTTCATAGCCGCAGGATAACTGATTTTATTGGTTTTTGCGTAGTCTGAAACGGTTTGCAAATTTAGATACTGACCGGCCAGTTTAATATTTTCAACTATAAATTCATTTGAAACTTCCCTATTAATAAAAAGTTCTTCGATTCTTTTTAGTATATTTTGTTCTTTTTCAGTCATTTGTAAGTGGTTTAATATTTTATACTACTGTTATAAAGGAGTTAGGCACAATAATAAGAGCCTACCCATTTCGTCTTAATTTAGCATTTCGCCTATCATCATCTGTTGGTAATTTATTACATACTCGATGACTTCTTGTATATTCACCATCCTTATTGCATACACCTTCATATTTATAATTTACATCTTCATCAAAGTGTTTGCAATTATCACATCTAACTGGCTTTAATTTATTTCCCATGATAAAAATTACTGTGCCTAACACTAAATATAAAATATACGGGTGTCAGTGCGTATATGAACGGCATTACCTTTAATTTACCTTCGTGTATCGGGATAGGATGCCGCTTTTAATCCCGTACATTTCATATTTTTAACGTTAGC